ATCTTTATCAATAGGCTTTCTACCTGCTACATCTAAATGAGTACTTCGTGGTGTTTTAGGGTGGTCGTGAATCCATTTCTTTTCATACAAATAAACGCTTTCATCTATTTGTAAATCCTTTGCTTTCTCACTTGCCATTAATGTTTCAGTTTTACTTATCATCAATGCTCGTGCCTTTACGTTTATTCTACCCTCTAAACCACTTCCATTACTCCCTAGTGTATAGCTTTCAATTCTTTTACTTAACTGCCTTGTCGTATCCCCTGCCTCTATTCCATCGGTAAATGCCTTACTTACTAGCTTTCTTGTTGTATCGGTTATATCTTTAATGTGTTGACCTCCGATTGTGTTTAGATACTCCTGCATTTGTGCTTTAAATATATCCGAACCAAAACCAACAGAGATATTAGCACTATTAGGTAAAGACCTCATAAATAACTGATAAGTCTTTTTTGCTGACCTATCGCCTACAATAGAAATAAACTCGTTAAATGCTTGTTGAATCGGTAGCGTAGTGATTAACTCAGTACTCATCGCATTAATTAGAACTATCTGTTGAGTTCCCTCTAACGATGCAAGTATCGGATCTATCTGTTTCTTTAACGCTTTTGAAAATTTAGCATACCCCAATAGATATAATCGAAGTCTAAACGCCTCCCACTCTTTTGTTATTTTTTCTTCTTTAGTCATTAGTATAGTCGAAGTTCTTTAGGTTTGCATCCATTGGCACAGAAACTTCATCTAACGGCACATAACTTGTCGGTATATATACTTTATCCATTAACGCATCGGTGCTTACCTCACGTCCCATTTGTGCTAACTTCTGATTAGGAGTAATCCACCAAGCTTTATCTAAAGCATCAACAGTTTCTTTTAAATTCTGTTGCATTTCCTCGAAGTGAGAAATATCATAACCTACATAAATACGAGGGTCTTCGATAATATCGGTGTAAGCATCTGCTAATAAGTTCAACATCGGAGTAATTACATTATTAACTAATGATTTACTCGCTTCTTTTTTGTTGTTATACGATGCTGAATCTAAACTAAATAAAATAGGGTCAATACCGAACGCCTTTGCAATCATTTGCTCATCAAACTCTATTGATTTTAACACCTCTAAATCTGCTGGGCTTAATCCTATTTGTTGATAGTTTACAAGTCCATTAGTAGCAGTTATTCTATGTGAGTTATTAGTTCCAGTACTCTTTTGTGCTATCTTCTCGTTTAGGTGGTCTAATTGCTCAACGCTCATAGTCATATCCTTATCAGCACTTGAAATAAGCCCTGATACACCACCATTTAAGAACGCTTTAATCTTTGCATTTGTTCCCTCGTTTGATGATTGTACGGTGTTTAGTGCTGCTTGTAGTGGTGCTTGTCCATATAGTTGACTACCTGAAATATCCCAATTAGGATTAAAATATTTAACGTGGATAATTTCTTCTGGTGCGAATGTAACCTCTTGATTACCTATGATTAACTTGTAACCCTTAATAGGCTCAAATTGCCCACCTCCGATAATCTGTACATATTGACTAGGTAAAGCGTAAACCCTTGCAGTTTGCCCTTTGTTTGCTCCAGTTTGAAACTTAATTCGATAAAGGTATAAATCCCCAGTGATGCTTAACCAACTTGCAGAACCCTCTACAAATTGTTGTTGTCGTTCCATTTCGTTGGGCTTTCTTAATAACTGATTAGCTGGATGGCTCTTATCTAACTCTACTCGTTTGTCCCCTTGCCACTCATAAGCGTAAAACCTTGCGTTTGCTGCCTTTCCTGAAATTAGCTTAATCGCTGAATATGCAGAAATATTTTTCTGATAGCCCTCTTTTACATAGCTTTCTTTATTCTGTGTTAGCGTGTAAAACTGCCCATTGAAGAATGAATATACAGCCTTGTATAGATTATTAGTAACATTGTCGCTATTTGTAAAAGCCTGAAATGCTGCTTTTGTTCTGTTGAGTAAACCCATATGATTGATAACAATTTAAGCAAAAATACTAAAATTATTAGCAATAAACAAACTACCTATACACTATGTATATGAATCCAAGCACGTTTCTTTTTAATATTTAATACTAACCTTTGGGATATATTAAACTCTTTAGCGATAACTCTTTGTGGTTTATCTGAATTAAATATGTTTATAGCTATACTATCGTTTATTTTATGATTTACAACATTAACCCCATTATAGATTATTTTTAGGTTGTTATTAATAGCGTGTATCTGATTTTCTCCATTAGTACACCACTCTAAATTATCTACTCTATTATTACTTTTATCGCAATCTATATGATTTACTTGTGGTTTATTATTATGATTTTCTATAAATGCTTGTGATACTAACCTATGTACTGAATAAGTTTTATATCCTAAATCTACTCTATGATAACCTTTTTTAGTTACCATTGGCTTTAAAATATAATTAGTTCTCAAATTGCGAACTTTACCATAATTACTAACCTCATAGTTAGTATTATCTTTAACGATTGCCCAAATTTCTTGCATTTTATTTGCGTTTAATGTGATGCGTTTAAAGTAAGTATATGGAAATAGTAAACGCTTCTACTTATCAAGTGGTTAATTACTCCACTCTATCCATATACAAATATACGTTATCTTACTGCAAATTCAAAGTTTCTCAACTCAAAATACATCCTCATCATAAGCATATCACTTATGTCTGGAGAACGACCTAATTTCTCTTTAACTTTATCCTTTGGCATAATAGCAAGTTTACCATCTTTGTCAGCATTGTGCCTCCAAACGTATTCTAATTCCTCGCTCAATGATTTTTTAATATTAACATCGTTGCATTGTACATACATTCCTCTATCGTTTATCTTTTCTGATAAAAGGTAATAACACTCTGATTTTAAGTTTACATAATTACCCTTTATTGCCCTTGCATTATTAATGAAGTTTTTGCAATTAAGTATATCAGCAACACCACCCCCAACACCATCAGAATCCACTACTATTGAACTCATAGGTACATTATGCTTTAACGATAGGCTCTTAATCAATTCCGATACTTCTTTTACGTTTAACTTGCTCTTAACTATAACCTCCTCGCACCTATAACCATTCCATATCCCTATTACCGTTCTATCTGCTCCGTATCGTGCTATATCGGCAGTTATGTATATTTTACCATCTTGAACGTGGTCGTTTGTATAAATGTCTGAAATTGCATCATATTCGATTAATGCTAAATCATTATTGTTATATTCCCAGTTACCAAATAATAAACGCTCTTTGCTTATTCTATCTAAACTCTGTAAGTTCTCAATGTAGTACTGGCTTATAAATGGGTTATCGGTTACTAATGCCTGAATAAATGCCTTTTCTTTGCTTAATGTACCCTCTTTATTTGGCTTATAAAATTCTTGATATATAAATCCCTTGTCAGGGTTACAAGTACCTAGCATCTTTGGTATTAGGTTATGCTCATCAAGTCTATACCTTATCCTTGACCTTACAATATTCCACGCTTTCTCTGAAATCTGATTACACTCATCTACAAATGCTCCAGAAATTTCCAATGAGCCTAACTCATCAAAATTAGGGTCTGATGGGTATTGCTCTAAATCTTTTAATAGAATAACTGACTTATTGTAAAACGTGATTATATTACTTTGTGCATTATAAGTGTAGTGTTCCCCTGCTTTTATCCCCTGATGCGTACATACATCAAAAAATGAGTTTAACGTAGTGTCTTTTAAAGTCTTTAATACTGCTCTACCTATTAACCATCTAGTTTTAGGGTAACGTAGGCAGTTCTTTAATACCCAGTAACAACCGAGAAACGATTTAGCACTTCCAGCACCACCACCGAAAATTATTTGCCTAGTAGTTTCATTCTCTAGGTAGTCTAATGCTATTGTTTGCTTTTTAGTTAATTTCACTTGTTTTGTCGGATACGTTTAGAATATTTTACTACTCTTTTGGGTTTTCGTATGTTCTTTCTTCTATCCACTTAATAGATAATTCCCCTTTTGCATCTAAATTTACATCCTGCCTTGCTAGTTTTGGCTTAACATATTCCAATAATGCTAAATAAGCATCAATGTATTTAGTCGGGTTTTTCTCTGCTAATGTTTCCATAGCTTCGTTAAAACGACCTATACCACCCTCTATGATGTCCTCACAAAAGGTTTCTAGTATTAATGTCTTTTCAGACTTAATACCTTTAGGTTTGCCTTTGATGTTTCCACTTTGTCCTTTCTTGAAAGCCATTGATTTTTATTGATATTATCAAGCACAAAGGTACATAATTACTTTTATTTAATCAATAAGGCTATTTTAAGCGTTCTCTTGCTTGTTTAAGTTTACTTTCATACCATTGTATCAAAATTTGATATGCTTTGTTATATCGCTTTATTTTAAGCCATTTTAATGTTTGCTTTCTATTCATAATATATCGTTATTTCTAATCAGCCCTAATTTCTCCACTTTAAGCACAAAAGCGACAAACTCTATCTTATCTTTTGGGCTAAAGTTTCTTTTTATCCTATTCTCGTATTTCTCAAAGGTAGGGTTTTCTCCTACTATCTCAATGCTTTTAGGTTGTCCATTGACTTTTAGTTTACATTCCCAGTAGCTAATCATTTCAGTACTTGTGTTAATCGGTACATTTTACCTAACTGATATTTACCGTTGTTTCTTGCATATGCAGTTTTTACGCAGGGATATGGTCGTTTACAATTATAGTAAATTTCAAAGTAAGCCCATTTTTCATCAATGTCTACGCATTTACCTTTTTCGGTTATTGTTATTGCTCCAGTACGACACGAAGCGAATAGTAGGAGTATTGCTATGTATTTCATAATTTATGTATTTTGTCTGGTAATTTCCTGCTCCTTGCGTAAATATGCTATCTTTTGCGTTAATACATCTATAAACCCACTCGTAGCAAAGGAATAGTTTTTTAACTCGGTGTACCTTTCATCAAATCTATTTTCGGTTTCTCTAAATTCTTTTATTTCAAGTTCGGCTCTCATTTGCCTATCCCCCATACTACCATCCCCGTTTATTACCCTATTTGCATATTCTTGTTTCCGTAAAGCGTAGGCATCATTATAGCCCTTGTGTGCTGCCGTTTGTACTTCTACAAGGTAAGCAAGGTATCCAGCAAGTTTTAGGTTTAAATCAATTAACTGGGCTATTGATTGCGTTTTATTAGCTTCTGCGATTGCTAACTTTATTTTCTTTATTACATCGTGCATATTTCAAATTCTATAAAATGGTCTTTTGTAATTACTTTGTTAATACATAACCTCATAACATCTCTATCGTTTATACCATACTTTTTCTGTAAAATGTCTAGGAATGGTTTAATGGGGTTATCTATATCAGATAAGGCACTTATACCAAACGTAACATTAATGTCGTATGGTGGGCTTAATTTTAGCTTTGGTAGTAAATATAATAATTCAATCTCATACGCTTTGTATTTAGGTGTTTTAAACCTTTTACCCTGCCAACATTCGTTTACTGATAATGGTTTTATTTTGATTTTTGGCATCTTAAAAATTCTTTAGTATAAACTTCGTTATGTGCTTTATCGTGGCATTCTCTACATAGGGCTATTAGGTTACTGGCATCATCTTGCTTATCCTTTTCTTTTTTGCCAAAATGCGACCTATAAACGATATGGTGTATATCTACACTTTTAGCACCACAACACTCGCAAGGTATAAAGTCGGTTACATCGTATCCATAATGTTTAAGGTAGTTTTTTACGTGGTTTTGCATCTCTATATTTCATATACTCTTTAGGAATAGTTACAATAGCACAACTTCTACAATAACCCTTTAAAATAGGTTTACCAACTTCGCATCTCTTACAAACTTTCATACTCTCTCTGTTTTAATCTTAAATACTGCTCAATAGATAGCATTTTACCATCCACCTCTAAAAATCCTTGTAAATATCCTACTTTACTCTTAAACTCTGCAATCCACTCATTAACCAGTTTTTGCTCCTCGCTTAATTCCTTTAACTCCTGAACTTGAAATTGTGCTTTTCTCTTTTCGCTCTGCTTTGCCTTAAACTCTGCAATCATTTTTATTGTCGCTTCGCTCATTGGTTCTCTTTTCTGCTCTTCTGATTTCACTCGGTTAATACTTGATGCTTCTTGTGTTCTGTTTTCGCAATACGTTTCAAGCATCATAAAGAATGTAGGCATATCAAAACTACCATAGATTTTACCATACTTACCCATTTTTACGTTCTTCACAAAAAGTAACATATCTTCCCACTTTAAGAAAAAGTAGTCAGCTAAAATGATATTAACCACTTCCTTTATTTCCTCATCACTTAAACTCTTATGCTCATCTACTTTATAAACGCTACATACCTCTATGAGTAACGCAGTAAGGTTAAGCACTATGTTTGAGTTATCCTCGTTCCGTAGGGTCGCTAAATGCTTCGATTTGGATGTTATTATTCCCTGAACTGATAATCCGTTCGAGTCTGCTAATTTTACTAACTTGTCCATTTTGCTTTAAATATGCTTGTTCTTTTTGTTTACTATCGCTAAAAACTAAACCTTGATAACCCCCTGCTATTGCTTGTTCGATTAATACTTTTTGATATTCAGGTGCAAACTCTGATAGCTTTTTTATTGCCAGTCTAATTGCAGTTTCTGTTTTATTTTTCCATTTAGGCTCTGCAATTAGCGTAAGCATCAGTTCTGTTTGTTCTTCGCCTATATTAAAGGCTCTGCAATAAACTCTCACAAAGCCTTTTTTTTGCTCTAATTTCATAACTCAAATAAAAACATTTGTACATACTTTAAATAGTCAATAGTATCAAGTAAGGTTACATCGTCAATCGTACATTCAACACCTACGAAATTATCGTACTTATTTAATCCCTCACGTTTTAACCAGTTTAGGAATATATCAGTTTTAAAATGAAACTCATACTCCTCGCCTTGTACATCAAACTCTACATTGATAAAATCAACCTCATCTGTTTCAACTCGATGTGCGTTGTAAAGTTCAAAAGATAGCTTACGACCTTGCGTAATCTTATCTATAAATTCTTTTAGTTCTTGCTTGTTCATTTTGTTTAGGTTTTGTTTTTTCAAATATCGGTAATATTTCAATTCATATTTAAATTATTTGCTATTTGGAATCGTTCTAAAATATGGCAGTATTTGTTGTAAAACTGCACCTTATACCTCGAATCTATACTCATCGTGTCTTTTATTCTATCTCGGTAGTAATTAATTGTAGAATGGTCTTTACCAAATACTCGCCTAATTTCACAATCCCTGAAGCCTAATAAGTTTAATACATAGGTGCTTTCTGCTCTGGTATCTACTACTATTCGTTTTCGGCAGTTGTTTTTTACTTCTGTAAATGATAATCCATTTATTTGTGCAACCTCTGTTATAATGTTTATTATCGTTTCAACAGAGTAATCCTGTACGTTTTTATTCCTAATGTAAAACCTATCATTGATAAGGTTTACTGCTTCTTTAGTTGGTGTTATTCCTACCAATTTAAAGAGTTCATCTGCGTTTATGTACATTAGTTTATTTTATAGTTTACAAAATATTTGCCGTTATTTTCTACTCTTTCACTTACAATGCTCTTACCCTCATTTCGTAAAACGTGGATATAGTGTGCAAGTCTTGTTATCCTGTAATTTTGTATAGCTTCCCAACTTGTTATATTACCATATATTTCAAGGTGGTTTTTTATTAGTTCTTTCTGTTTCATTTTGTTTGAGGTTATGCCCCATTTAAGGGGCTTGTGAAATTTAATTAGGTATATTTGAAACTTTTACAACTTTATCTACACCATTTGTTAAATTAATATAGTTTATTGCTCTTTGTACTTCATTTCTAACCTCTGAATCATTCTCTAAACAAGAACCCATTACTGCATAAAGATTACCAGCAGTATGTAATAATACTTGTTCTTCATCTGCAACTGCAATAAAAAAATTATCACTATTTTCTATAAAACGGATTAACTCGTTTATGTCTTTTTTTGTTAATTTCATAATTTTAAATTTAGTAGTTTAATTAAAAAGGTAGAGAAATATCATCTGCAATATCCTCATTCGCATCGCTAACTTTTGCCTTTGGCACATAGTCATCGTGGTACAATGTATGAGTATTACCAAACTTATCAGGCTCTTTTAATTCACTCATTGTTACTCGAATGTAACCTTTTTCATTTGTTGGTAATTTCATTAAATCATCCAGTTTCATAGATAAGTTAAAAAATACTCCGAATTTGCCTTTAATAGCCTTGCTATTGCCAACATACTTTTTTTCTGCCATTTTATATATATTTAATTGTTCCTAATCTTTTTTTTACTTCTGCATCGTATTCCTCTAACCACTCTCGGCACTTAATAACCTTGTCGTATATTTCCTGCTCTTTAGCTTCATCTCGCTTAAAAGAGTAAGCACACCATCTTTGGTTATTAGGTACTTTATCGTAGCTTATCTCTACACCATAATTAGCCTCACTAGGCGTGTTCATTAGTGCATAGAATAGTATCGCTTCATCACACCCAGTTAATGCCATATATGCCCTTAATTGCCATTCGTAATCTGTGTTAATTCCTTCACTCGCTTCGATTAATGTTTTTCTATTCCAAGAGCATTTTAAGTCTATTACTTTGTTATCTATAATAACATCGGGAGTGCCTACTAGATAATCATTCGCAAATATGTTTATGTTTTTATCTGCAATCCCATAGCCTAATTCAGTAGCCATAAAATCAATAGCTTTATCTTCCATTAGAATACCCTTTGTCATATACTTGCTTTTTATATCCTCGAATGAATCAGAATACCATTCCTGCAAATAAGTCTTACAACCTGCCGATAGTTCGCCTTTTGTTTTTGCATTACTCATCAACTTACCTAGAGCAGATGGTCTAGCCTTAAATATACGCTCCATTACGCCTCTGTTAATTTAGCTAAAACATCAGGGCTAATATTGTACTTTTCTTGAATAGCTTTTAATTTTGTTTTATCAGCTAAAAATGCTTTTCTGCAATTAACAAAGTTATCAGAGTTTAACATCAGTTCAGGTTTAACTGCTTTTGCTCCTTGACTTGCTTTGTTACCATCATCATCTTCATCAATGTTTAGGTTTAAAATAGCACCTATTGCATATCTCCTTTGGTAGGTAATAACACTACCAGCATCTTGTGGGGAATGTTTTACTGGTTGCATCTCGTAGGTGCTTTGCATATATTCCCCTGATATATGTTGTAACCTCGTAGTTAGCTGATATAAGCCAGTAGGAAACTGAATAATAATTAACCCACAATCAGTCAAAGGCTCTGTAATAACGTCTAATATAGTCGCTAATGAAGCGTACTTCGATTTAAAGAAAGGGTTATTATCTGATTTAATAATTTTACCTACTTTTTTGTGGAACTCTAAAAGTGCCAATGGTAGTTGTTCTAATTTTTCGCTAGTTTGCATTTTTTAATCTGTTTAGATGTTCGTTAAATTTACTTTGTTCTTTTTCTCTGATTTGGTATTTTAAGTACTCGCCTTGTAATACCTTGTCTGCGTTTCTGTCGGCTCTCGCTTGGTCAGTTAAGCGTGTTACCTTTTCTAATCGTTTATTCATATTTAAGTTCGCTTAAAAGTGTGTTAATTCTATTTCTTAACCTTGCTTTAATTAGTGCATAAGTTCCTAAATTCTGTGAGTGGAATGTTATACCATTATAAAGGTCATTGTGCATATTATGTTCTTGTAGGTATTCAATGCTTACCCTTTGTCTACGAGCAAGGTTTACCAGCATCACTTCGTAATCATTAAGCAATGCTAGTTTTTTTAGCCTATAATTCATCTTGTAAAGTTGTTACTAATTCTTGTAAATCGGGATGGTTGTAAAATCTCATTCTATCAATAATCGCTAATTTTTGCGATAAGAATGAAGCGTTAAAAAAATCCATTGACATCGTGCGATATAAATGCTCGTTATAATCGCTTATACGAAAATCTATTAGTTCGTTATCGCTTCTGCTGAATACTGGAGTTAATACACCTTGTGCATCTACTACCGTTGTTAGTTCTAAATCGTGTATCATTTTTGTTTTGTTTTATGATGCTAAATTAAGGTTATTTTTGCTCTTGTCAAGTGTTATTTGCAATTTAGAATTAGTCTAAACTACTCCGATTTATCATTCCAAGCAGTTGAAAATTCAGTGTTTTGGAATAGTGCTGCAACTCCAGTAATTTGTTTTAATCTCAATAACTCATCTTTATCCATACCGATATGTCGTAATATCCAAGCATCTCCCATCCCTGCTTCTGTTAAGTCCGATACGATGTTACTCATCAACTCTATTGAGTGTGACCCTCTTGCTCTATTGTGTCTAATAGTAGATGCCATACGATTAGATAAATCTTTTTGTATAACTACTATTGGTAAAAATCCTTGCTCACGTTCATAAATACGCTCACTTGTTTTAAGCGTTGTATATCTATGGTATCCATCCACAATCTCATAATGGTCGTGTTCTTCTACATAGTAACATACAATAGGCATCGTATAACCATCTTCCCATATTGATAATTCCAATAACTTCATTTCAGGTGGTGCTACTGCATTAGGGTTGTATGCGTTTGCTTTAATCTTTGATTCGTGCACTCTTTGAACTCCGTAAACTGGCGAAGTAAATTTTTGTTTTTGTTCTGTAAATAGTTCCATTTTTATAGGTTTTTATATTTGTCTAATGCTTGTTTTTTTACTCTGTTTTGGTCTTTTGTTCTACTGCATCCCATATATTGAAGTGCGAAATCGTTTTTCATTATCGTTATACATACTGCTTTCCAACTTGGTATATGTCTAAAATCAAACTTCTTTGTTTCTTCGGGGAAATCGCTTTTAATTTTTACTATCTCATAGATATTATCTTTAGTACATAGCTTTGAAACCTCTTTAGTATTTTCAACTTCTAATCCTATATCCTGCATATACTTTATAACATCGGGATTTCTACCATAACCCTTATCGACCCAACTTTTCTGAAATCTTTCTAAATGAAATTTAAACTTTTTTTTTGTCACTTCGGGTAATGTATCCATAAGGAAATAAGCGTACTGCTTCCAAGTAAAATGTTCTGGCTTCGATATTGTTCGCCATCCCATAGCAGAAGTACCACCATAAATACCTCCAAAGTTACAACCATTAACCCTGCCAACCATACGACCCCAGTTATTGGGGTCTATTACTCTGTAAAGTTTTAAATTATCCTGCCCTGATAAATGGAATGGGGATGCTACCCTCATTTGGTCTATTGTTAAACCTGCCTGATAGTATAAATCATAAATCTTATTATAGTCAAATTCATACTTTGCATTACATACCCATATATCCTCTGTTATCCAATCGTAAATTGGGTAAAAGTTTGTAGTATTTTTGTCCACTATTTTAGAATAGTTTAACCCCTTATGCATATGCTTTCTATGTTGCGAAGTAAAAATAGCACGTCTTGTCAAACTTTCTTGTGCTCTAATTCCAATCAATACGGCAGTCTTACCATACTTATCCCCAAACCATTTAGAAAAATGTATCCTTGCATCAAAACCTTTAGTACCTTTAATAAATTCATAAGGGCAATTATCCTCATTAACTACATAGTCAAATTCAGGCATCGGTCTAACCCATATATCTTTCTTATCCTTATCCCAAGGTATCCAACGTGGCTCATACATTGAAACAGAACAAGCAGCCGAAATAGGTAAACATAACCAATATTTACGCTCTACTTCTAAATCTCTAAAGGCTCTTTCTGCGTACTCATCAGTATATCTGTATCCTGCTTCGTAATCTTCATAGTAAAATGCAAGTTTATGTAATAAATTATTTTCTTTAGCATACTTATACGCTAAATTTAACACAATACCTGAATCTTTACCACACGAAAAGGCTACTAATACATTCTCAAAATCCCTGAAAATAATTTCTAATCTTTTTTGTGTTGCATCGTAAACGTTCATAAGTTTAATTTAAGTTGGTAATTATATTTTTTTCTTTGTGATAGTTCTATTTTTTTGAACTCGTGATATACTGGTATTTTATTTTGTGGTAATCCTAATGTTTTTAATGAAAAATCATTCTTTAAAATAGCTATACAAATTTGTCTATAAGATGGAACTTTATTTAATTGTTCTAATCTCAAAGGTGCTTCATCAGGTATTCCATTGTAATAACACTTGGTTTCCCATTCCTGAATATACTTGTTTATTTTTATTTTCATAAATATTTACTATTTTATCTGCTATTAAATTTGCTCTATATCTTTGCTCATCTGTTAACATAGCCCAACTTTTTCGAGTAGTTAGTTCGTTATTACCATACAAATAGCAGCAACTTGCTTGACCTATCCACGCTTGTTTATTGCAACTATTATTACTTAAATTAATATTAGTAGCAACAACCCAATTAGTAATAACATTAAAAGCAGTTTTGAAAAACATATTTTCATTAGCTAATAATTCAGCGCCTTTTATAATATCACTATCTATTGGAGTAGTAAGTGTATACATCCCATTTTTATAATCTTCCCACTCTGTATAAGGTGTATATATTTGTTTCATAAAGCGAAAATACAAGTACTTTTTATAAGTAAAGAATTTATTTACAATTTAGAATGATTCTAAATAATTACTTCCTTTTTTGTTTAAAACTATCTACCTGCTTAAACTTGCTTTTTTGCTTGTCAATTTCATTGGTTATAATAAAGGCTAAATACGATGATAGATTTTTGGCACTAATCCATCTTTTAGTATTCTCATTATAATACCAGTTTTCAGACTTTGGTATAATGTAAGGAAATTGCTCTTTTAGTCGTTTTAAATCCATTTTAAGCCATTTTTAAATATATGTTACTACTAATACATCTTATCACTGCTAAACTAATAGCTTAATTACAGAACCATCACAAATGAAATTACCTATTTCTAATCTTAATAGTCTATTATCTTCAAATCGGTCGAAGTTTTTAGAAAAAGATACCTTTCTTTCTATGAATTTTAATTTCGCCCACTTTACTAATAGCTTATAAGCCATCCCTTGTGATACTCCTAATAATTTACTGATATGCTTTTGACCTGTTACTATTGATTTATTTACTGATTGAACACTTAAATTGTTATTATAAAAGCGATATTCTGCTTTTCTGATGTATTGCCCAGTTTCAATCTTATTTTTAATCTTAAAGTATTTGGTCTTTTGCTTTATTTTAAATTCTTGTCGCTTATAATTTGCTCGTGCGATTATGTATAGATTTCTTTCTACTAACTCGGTTAAATTGCCAAATTTACAGAAAGAATATTGTTTTATATTTTCGAGTCCAAGAATAGCAAGTATTTTACTATATGGTGCTATTTTAAAGCCATTAGGGGTAACTTCTATTAAATTATGATTAATACCATAGTTAATTAGTTTTCGTGCTTTATAATCGCTTATTTTGAGTTTTTTAGATATTTCGTGTTTAGAACCAATAAGTACAGAATTTACATACTGCCTTTTCGCAGTAAAAGTAAACGATACAAAATTGATTTTATCTAACATATTATTCTCCAAACTCGTTTAAAAAATCTGTATTTATTTCTTTTGATGACTTTTTAAGTTTACTTTCTTTTGGTAGTTCCTCTTTTAAGTCTATTATTTTATTTTTATTGTAGATAATACCAACTTGTTTAAGAAATTCAGATGGTAATAAACTCCCTTTCATTCTATTACAAATCATACAAGATGCTACTAAATTAGCAAAAGTATTTTTACCTCCTCTAGATAATGGTATATAATGGTCTAACTCCCATTTCCTTACGTGTAAACTACAATTACAATATACACAACTAAAATCTGAAAATTTTAGAATAGTTAATACTTGTAATTCTGTTATTTGGCTGTTATCTCTAGAATTAGCACTTTGTGCTTTTTGTTTACATTGATACCTAACTAAAAATTCATTATCCTTTTTAGATACAAATTTATTTGTAGTAAAAGGGACTACTGAAATATTTGAATAAGGTAATCTATCATTTACAATTTTATAAGTTATATTATCTTTTGGGGTAAATTTAATATTAAAATATTCAATCATTAGATTTAATAAATCATACTCAATATTATCTATAATATAGGTTATTTTTTGTGCCCTATAATTTACTTTTTTATTTACTCCTATTTGCTTATGATTATATTCACGAAATATAAATCCATCTTTATGTATAAAGTATGTAGGATGATTTTTAAGTGGTTTTATTTTATTATCCATAATGAAAAAGCCTTGAACTAGTGTCGTAAGAGTATCAAGGCTGTAGATATTTGGATAATATTTTTGCAGAATCTTAAACGCTTACGACTTCGTTTACACAAAATTACGCTTTTACTTTTACATTTCAAAATTTATTTTCTTTAATGTATTATTCACTTGTGGCTTACCTGCTTTGATAAATTCCATATCTATCTTTTTCGCTGCCTCTTTTGGTGTTTCAAAGTAATAGCAAGTATCTTTTCCGTTTAGCCTTATTTTAGCTTCGTAGCATTTAACACCTGACCGATTAATAATAGCGTAAACGTATTTATAACCAGTATCTTCTTTTATCCTTGTGGCTGTTTTTCTTTGTCCGTAATTCATAATTTTAGTTTAATGGGGGACTTTTCAAAGTGCCTACAACAACATTATTTAATTTGTCCCCCGATAAATTGATAATAACACCTTGAATTTTCAAGACTATGTTATTCAAACCCTTAACAAACAATAAAAATTAGTTAAAATCTTTTTGGGTATAAAGAACGCTCCTTGTCGGGAATCCAAAAGTATAAAATTATTTGATTGCTTTATAAAAAAAGTGATATTTAGAATTAGTCTAAACAAAAAGGTAGCATTTCTACTACCTTTCCGACCTAAACAAAACTATATGAAAACACCCAAAAATACTACTTTCTTATCAAAAATCCAATTATTCCACCAAATATAAGTAATACCCACCAAAAACGATTTAAAGACTTTATAGGCTCTTTAACCACCTCTTTGGTATCTTTGCTAACTTTTATATCTTTCGTGCCCTGTAGCGTCTTATTTTGGCTTTCTACGGCTATTATTCGCTTGATATTGGTTATGTACTCTTTTCTGATAGTATCGTAGATAGTTTCATACTCGAAAATCGTTTCATTTCTTACGCTATCCTTAATCGAGTAAACCTCTTTAACCACGCTATCTATTCGTTGCTCTGTAACGTGCTTTGTTTTGCATCCACATAATACCATTAAGTAGATAATTGCTATGTAAATAAGTAGAAGTCTATCTATTGCTTTTAGTTTCATATTCATCTATTAAAAAATCTATGTATTGCTTTGCTTTTTTTAAGTCCTCTACTCCGTTTTTCTCTTTGTATCGGCAAATGTATTTTATTACGTTGCCCTCGTTATACCCAAGTTTATTTTTAGTGATAAACTCAATAGGCTGGATGGCTAACTTTGAGTAGTGAGTAGGGTTAATATTGTCGTTTACTTCTAATGTAGTGCTTATGTTATTAAATATATCTTCAAAGTATTTTAAATCAAGTACAGCATCATAACCATCTTCTGCTTTAAATTTAACTGAATTACCAATTAATATAGCATCATATATTATCCCCTCTCTTGTAAATGGTAGTATAGTATAATTTGCTTTCAATTTTACTTTTTTTGTTTCCATTTTTCTGCTTGTTTAGTTCTTATTAGTTTTTTTTTACTTTCAATTTGTTTGTACAAATCTTTTATTTCCTCTATTAGTTTTTCGATTTCATTCGTCATCTTCAAATTTAAAAAATTCAAGTCGTTGTTTAATTAGGTCTATTAGTGTTCGTTGCATTTCTTGGCTTTCATTAGGGTAAAGATTAAATTTTTGGTCTTCTAATTTCATTGCCATATCAAAGAATAATTCAAGTTCCACTAGGGTTTGTGAATCTTCAATTTCCTCAATGTTGTCTATATTTGTTTCATCAGCCATACTACAAATTTACGATTTTATAGCCACCTATTAAAATATGTTTGTAATTCGTGCTATTTGTCCTTGCTCTTTGTGGTGGATAAACGCTTCAATAGCTTTAGGTGCGTGTTGATATCCGTTTCTGTGATGCCAACTATCTGTACCTGATGGACTTCTAAAACTCTCTACACATACGCTTCCGTAATCCTTTGCTTTCTTATGATGGATATGAGAAATATAAACGTATCTATGTTTTGATGTATGCCAATGCTCTGATGCCTCTTGTGCCATCAGTAAAGGTAAATCAGTTTCTTTTGCACCATCGCCGTGAGTAGTGCCAATTAAATTGCTACCATACTGGAAATATTTTCTATGCTGAATACCTACGTTAAACGTAATGTTTTTGCAATTTCTAAACCAAGCGTTTATAGTTTGTGCTAAAAAGAATCCATTTGTATAATCGTGATTAGAACTATCAAACTGAATGTGTATAGGTGCTATTTGCATAAGCATTTCAATAACTTCAATGTATAGCTTTTGAGCAAGTAAGAAGTTATCAAACCACATACCATCGGTATCTTGTGGAGTTCCACTCGTTGTCGTTCTTTTAGTGTTATCAACGTGTAAAATATCATTTCCTATAACGAATAATATCTTATCAATATTAAACCCTTTAGACTTCTCTAAAATGCCTAAAATACCATCCTTAACTCGTTTAATAATTAAGTCGTTATTATGTGCATCGTTTGTTTCAAACTCACTCGCTAATTTCCCTATATGGATATCAGCAGGATTAATTACTAAAAGGTTTGCATCCTTTAGTTTTGGATACTTAATCGCAGGGTATTGTATTTTCTTTTTGTCAATGTAAGTAAATAACTCTTTTTCAAACAAATCAAAAGGTTTAGTTTTATTACCTACGAATAGAGAAAAATGCTCACTCTTAAACCAATAGTGTTTTACCTCATCTTTTGGTATTCCTTTTTCTTCACACTCTTTCACAAGTGCATCGTGCTTATCTCTATACTCGTTAATGATTGCTAACTCATCTAAAGTAACTGGAATTGTTTTCGTTTCAAGTGTTTCGTTATCTCTTAAATAATCCCTTACTGATTGTCTAGCACTTTCTGTACTTTTGAATATATTAGGGTATTTAGATTTTAGATACTTTGCGTATCCTGCCTGACTTTTGTCTTTATTGAAAACATCTATATTAGTTTCAATAATTTCTTTTCGTGTCATAAGTTTCGTGAATAAAGTGAGATTTCTATATCGTTTGCTAGTGTGATTTCGTCTTCTGATACGATGCCCTTGATAATAGCGTAATACGTTATTAGCCCGTTCCAGCATATTATATCCATATTGTCGAACTGCATCGGTGCAATTTACAAACGAAAAACTACTTAAACAAGTATTTTATTACATTTAGAATTGTTCTAAATTGCAAAATGATAGAGTTAGTTACTATAATACAATTCTGCTTCGGCTTTTCTTCTTCTCGTAAGCCCAGAGATTTCTTTTCCACCTGCTTTATTCCATCGTAAAAATTGATTAAATATAGCTTCTGATGTTGGCATAGCCTTGACAAGTTTTAATAGCGTAGAAGTCTTTAAATTGCCTAATCCACAATTATAAGCGAATGATACCAAAGCATCAAATTGATTTTGATTGAGTTTAGTTTTTCCTATTAACTCGTTTACTCCTTTTTCAAACTTCTGTAAATCGTGCATTAAATATTCCTTTGCTTGTTCTAATGTTATTGGTTTGTCGGTCATTGAAACCTTTACTCCGTTTGGGTAAATCGTTGTTCCTACTCCGATTGTCGCAACATTCGCAGAGCATAGATAAGGCTTTGTTCTTATACCCTCAAAAGCAATGATAAACTCAATACCTTTTTTACTTATCTTCATTTGCTATGTACTGATTTTGTGTTTGTCCAAAATTTAATGCCAACTAATAGCACAGTAAAAATAAACGTAACCCAATATTTAGGTTTATCACTTATCGGCATAGAATCCAACATCGGCTGAATAGCCACTAATAGTACTAGGGCAAAGTCGCCAACTTGTCGCCAATACTTCGGCGTAGGTTCTGAATATCTTTTCTGTAAACTCATTTTAAATAGTCTTTAATTATTGGTAAAATTTTAGAACCTAATGGGATAGTACCACAAGACAATATCCCCACAAGCATCCACATATACTTTTCTAATTTAAATAATTTCTTTTCAAGATTACTCAAACGAGTTATTACACCAGCACCAGTCAAATCAGTATCAACTAAAGTATTGTATAAACCATCTACTTTATGTAGCACCTCTGTCATTTGAGCATTTAGCCGTATTAGTTCATCCCTTTCGCTCATAACTTATTAATATATTCATCTATATCGTGGTCGTAAAATGGATTGAACTTTTGTCCTTTACTCCACGCCTTTAAATGTGATTTTATCCTATCAAAAAATTTAATACTACTATGTTTTTTACCATCGTAATCTAAATAAACTAATTCTCCAAAATGCTTATAACCTAAACTTGGTAACTGCGTAACGATGTCGTTATTGTTTCTTACTCGTGTATGGTTTACTTTTACTTTAGCGTGTTTATCCATTACCATTGGGCATCCATAAGTAACACTCGTACCCTCAATGTATAACCCTGAAATAAATGCCAAAGCACCTCCGTAAGAATGTCCAGTAAAATAAATAGGTTTATTAGGTAAGTTATCTCTTAACTCCCTTGCTATTAAATCCCACGACTTTTTAAACCCCTTGTGCATCTTACCGTAAACCGTATCAGTAAAACCTGCTTGGAGATTATATGCCCAGTCTTTAGGCTCATCAGAACCTCTAAAAACGACTACACACGCTTCGCCAACTTCAAGAATATAAGCCTGAACTCCACGCTTGTTAATAGTGTGTAAGACTTTATAATCAAACACACCACTATAAGCCCCTTTCGATATACTAGCTAATTGCTTCAGCACCTAAACTAGATAAAACAACCTCAAATAAATTTTCTTCTGTAATGCTTCCATCTGTTGCCATTTGCCCACTTCCTACTTCTTCTTCGGTAGCATCAAACAACTGATAAGTAATTACATTTTCTTTTAATTGTGCATCAACAAAACAAACCTCGTTGTTTGCGATTACCTTACTCTGAATCTTTACCATTTGTTAATTCGTTAATTTCGTTTGTTAAATTTTGCAATGCGACTGCAATAGTTGCTGAATCACTTAATGTATAAGCCCCTGCTTTGTTAGCGATTTCCAACGCTTGTGCGATTGTTTGTAAATTTTCTGTTATCATAATTATACGTTTGTTGCTAATAAATAATATGTTACCCCACCAATAACGATTGTTACTTTATGTGTGCTTGGTGTTGCTACTGATGCAGCTACTGTATTACCGATTGCTAATGCACCCGTAACCCTTGCAGTTCCAGTTACTTGTAATTTTTCTGCCCCTGCTAATGGTGTTGAACTACCTATTTGCAAATTTCCATTTAAAAAACTTGCAGCAGTACCATTCATATATAAATTCCAATTAGTAGATGCCGATGGTAAATTACCATAGAACCCATAATTATTCGTACCTCCTACAATAGAACTATCTGCAATGTACCCAAATTGATTTGTAACCGTAGACCCTGCACCAAACGACGAAACAGATGCTTTAAAATGATATAAATTTGTAAGAGTGAATGCAGTTGCTTGTGTTGATGCTAATGATTCAAAGTATCCAACATTTGCGGTTACATCACTTTGAATTTGCCCTTGTGAGAAAATATTAGAAACAGTTGTTGAACCCGTTATACTTCTATTAACCCTTAAATTAAATCCAGTTAGTGAAGATGTACCTATCCCTAATTTATCAAATTGTGGTGCTGAACTTGTCGCAATACTTTGTGGCAAACTCAATGTAATACTCCCTGATGCGTTTGTAACTGTAATTTGATTTGCAGTTCCAGTTAGTGCAGCAGCTACATAGTTAGTCCCGTTTCCAATCGGTAAAAATCCATTGCTTGGTGTTGTTGTTATCCCTAATCCTCCATTGCCAACTGCTAATGTTCCTGAAATATGAGTAGTTAACCCTATTTTGCCCCAACTTGGAGCAGCCCCAACACCTCCCGAAATTAATGAGTTACCAGTTGCAACACCTGCTAATTTACTCAAAGCAGAACTCGTAGAAGCGTATAAAATATCCCCTATTGCGTAACTTGATTGTCCAGTACCTCCATTAGGTGCAGTCAAGGCAGCCGTTAAACTTAAAGCAGCAAATGTAGGACTTGAAGTTGTAGCTAAACTTTGTGGCAAAGCTAATGTAATACCACCAACCGAATGAGTAACTGTTACTTGGTTTGTAGTACCTGCTAATGTTTTATATTCTTGTGCTGTTGCAGCATTATTCATTCCTAATAATTGGTTTGCAGTTCCTTTGGCTAAATTTACCCAATTAGTACCATTATACACAAAAATATCCCCTTGTGCAACGCTTGTTAAAACAACATCAGTTAACCCATCTAAATTAAAATTGGCATTTACCCATTTAAAAGTAACCGTATCCCATTGTAAAACTTGTTTATCTTGAATAGTAGTAATTACTACATCCTGCAACTCCTCTAATGATAATGTTTCGGCTATTACTATCCGTAAATCATCTATTGAGATTTCTCCATATTCGGCAGTAGTCCCAACTAAAACTATCGTTGGCTTGTTTATTGAAGTAAATAACGTACCATCATCGTATCTTGGCATATCTTTATAAATTAAGTGTATAACATATCATTGTTTTCATCTGTTATAGGCTCAAAGTTTTCATCGTATATAATAGAATCTCTTGCATCTTCTTCTGCTATTATCTTGAAATATTTTCTTCTTTCGTGGATAATTTGGTAAGCGTGGATAATCATTGTTCTATTTTCAAATTGTATTCTGTTTTTTTTGCTTAATGGTTTATAATCTTCCCATCTTATTATAACCTCGTAAACTTGGTTTAATGTAATTTGCGAACCATCCACACCCCTCGAACCACTTAATGGCGTAACCTTTGCCCATAACGTAATATCAGTACGCTCTGTTGCATCAGTTCCACCTGCTCCATCCGATACTGTAGAGTAGTTTATTAAACTTATTTGGTCACGTAGTTTACCTATCATATTCCTAATAATGTATTTCGTGAATAACTTTGTGCCATTCTTTTAGCATCATTCGATAACTCGTTAAATGTACCTTCTATATAAAAGTTTTCTCTGTTCTCGTAGCTTGTTGCAACCTCTTTTAAAATTGCCACTTTTAAAGCCTTTGGTAGCGTTGTAAATCCTGCCGTATATGTTATTGTAACCCCAGTAGAGTTAACGCACCATAGGTACTTATATTCAAGTCCTTTGGTATCGTAGCTTAAAGTATCCCCTGCATCGTTTATACAAGCACTCACAACTGCATTAGGTTGGTAAGGAATTTCAGCCCACCCATCTAATACATCCCATCTGCATTTTAAAGTCTTTGCACCAAATGAAAGGTTTGTAAACTTTTCTAATCGCTCCCTTGCATCGGTTATTAATTCGCCTATTAAAGTATCTTCTGCCGTTGTGGTTATTCTTAAATAATCCCTCGCCTCTGCTACTGTAACTGGTTCACTCGCTAAATCTGTAATTATCTTTACTTCCATTATTGTACCGTTAATGCTGTTAAATCTGTATCGCTTAATTGGTCTGCAAAATACATCTGACCTATTATTCTATTATCTACGCTTGGCAAGGTTTCATACAAACTGCCTAAATCAAATCTACTTAATGCCACAGGTGGATTATTAGTTTGTGCAGCGTTTGCCCTTTTTAATACTCCGTTAATTGCTATATTTACCTTATTATTAACTCCAGTGAAATCATACCCAATAGCTATCGAATAAATCCCATCACTCGCTAAAGAGTAATTATAACTATTAGTATCTATTGCACCACCCATTGTTGTTATAAAAATTGACCTACTCGCATTAGTAGAACAAGTAATATAGTCATCTAAAGTTTCATCATTTAAACTAAACAAGGTATCAACCTTTGTATAAGTACTTGAAAATATCCTTGCACGAATAAAAATAGTACCCTTTAATCCGTAAGCTATTGTAGTGTTATACGCTTTGTCTTGTGGTCGTGTTACACTAGCAGTTGTCGTTGGAATGTATGAAGTTGCATAATACCCTAACTCGTTTTGAAATCCCCAAAAAGTATTTACTCCTTGTGCTGCTGCACTTGTCGTTGTTCCATTTGAAGAAATCGCAGGATATACATAGTAAGTACTCGATGTACCACTTGCAAAAGAATAAGTAATCTTTACTCTATAATAATCTCCTACACTTTCAAACTTACAACTAACTAAAGTAGCAGTTCCAACAGTCGAAGTTACTGCCGTACCATTGTAGTTATTGATAATCGCACGAACATAGTTCGCACCTGAAACGATATCAATACCACTATAAAAAGTTGGTGTAGATGTTGCTTTCTTAATATAATAAGACCTTGTGTAAACCGTTGCAGCACTTATAGTAACCGTTTGTGCAAAGTATAAAAACGCAACTGCACTATTATCAGTCATTGCAAACGCAGTACTTGTTCCATCAGGTGCAACCTCTGTACTAGATGTTGTTACTGCCGTTTTTGTCCAAGTAGCATTGGTAATCGTTTGGCTTTGCTTATCTATGTTTGTGCTTTCTTTTTCTATGATTAATTCAGGGCAAGTATTAGTGTAGTCTACTCGTGGAGTACCACTTGCGACAAGTTCCATTACCCCCTCTTGGTTTGTTCTATAAGCACTCAAAGCCCTACTCCACACGAAGTTACCCCCGTTGTTTGTAGGTTTTAAAGCGTACAATTCCCCAACACCAACTCCGTTTTTCTTTGTCAGTCCTAAAAATTGTAAACTATCTTGATATGCCTCTGTTTTTGTCATTTGGTTTTCTTATTGCCTTTAAACTCTTTGGTTTTTACTACTTCTTTGGCTTCCTTTACTTCGATGCACTCTTTTAAGTAGCCTACCTTAATAAATTCAAGTATTTTAGGTGTTGATTTTACTTCGTATTCAAACCCTCTTCTGAACCTATCCCCCTCGTGAATAAAGTCCATTTTAGATATAACTTTCATAATACAAATATACAAATTTTTGCTAAAAGTTTTAGCATTCTTTGCGATACCTTTTTAATTGGGATATTGACATCTTTAGTCGTGTTTCTTCGCTTATTGGGTTCTTAATTACTTTTTTAGCAGATTCAGACATTTTACGCTTTGTTTCTTCAGTTCGTTTAGTCCCTAATCGTTTAGCACGTTGTTTGTCTTTAGTTTCTTGTGAGTATGTTTTACCTATATTATTTTGTCTATGTTTCTCTTTTGTAGCTTCTAATATTACTCTATTTTTATTGGATTCAATTAATGCCATTCTTGTATTCTCGTGAATTGACTTACCCCTTAACCCATCGCTAATCTTCTTTTTACTTTCTTCGCTATGCCTACCATTAAAATGCTCTGATTTTACATAAAGTAAGTTTAGCCCAGTTTCTACTGAATTAAAATACTCTTGGTAATATCTTTCTTGATTATTTAACTGCTCTTGTGTACATTCTTCAATGACCTCGAATTTATGAGCATCTACACCATATTTACATAGCGAGTTGTATAGTTTAGGTTGTTGTTTACATTTAAGATTATAATACTTCCTAAATCTTTTATTTATATCAATACTTTGACCGATATAGATTCTATCACTTGGAGAAGTGATTTTATATATTCCTATCATATTTAATTAATTAAAGCATTACAAAAATACGCATTATATTGCAATAAAAAAAGGGTAGATGTACTTAAACACCTACCCAATCTTTGCTTTAACTAATTGATAGTCAATTATTTAACTTATACATTACCCAAATCAGCAAAAATTGCTGATGATGGCATCATTAGGTTAATGTTTTCGTAACATTCTACCCTTGCAGTTACGAGATTTTGAACAAAATTTGTTCCATTCTCGTAAGAGAAAGTAACATTTAATCCTTCAACTTCAACTCTTTCGATGAAGTCTCTATCAATGATTAACACTTTGTCATCAGTAACCCAAGAAGCCTCTAATACTGGAGTACCCCAAATTGTAACACCACCTGCACCATTTAAGATAATAGCACCTGCACCTGCGTAGTAACCTTTAGCAAATGTAGCGATAATTAATCGTGCCATTTGTGATGGGCTTACTAAAGCAAATGAAGCGTTGTAGTTAGCGTTTTTAGTGTTTGCAATTAATTGTACAATTTCTTCTACATCATTAGTTGCAGTAACGGTTGTAACACCAGTTGCAGCACCTGAAACGGTAGAGAAGAATGAAGCATTTTCTGCTTTGAAGAAATCTCTTAACAACATTCTTGACAATGTACCTTGCATAAAAGGTAATGATTTAGCGAATTGTTTAGAGTAAGTTGCGTAACCTGCAATGTATGCGTTTACGGTCTTAACCTCTGTTAAATCGTAGTCAATTTGTGATTTAGAAGAACCCTCTGTTTGAGCAGCGATTGAACCCTCTGAACCAGTTTCACGATATTGAACGTATGTACCAGTTGCACTAGATACCGATGGAACTAAATCTCTAAAGTTCAACGCTTGTGCAGGTAAAATTGCTTGTCTTTGTGAGTAACTTGCTACTGAATCCCCAGTTAATGAAGATGAAAGCAACATATTACCAACTGCTTTTAATTGGATTGTGTGAGAACCACCTTGCGACTTCAAAGCCTTTTCGATGTTACCCATTTCGTTATCAGCAGCATCTGCTAATGCTTCGCCAAATGATTTAGCTTGTACTTTATCATTTGCTTTTTTAGAGATAAGAGTAT